TGGTTCTGTTCCATGTAAAATGACTTGGGAAGGTAAAGGGGGTAAACAACATAATGCATCAGTTTTATCGGATAAAATTGGTATGGGTATTAATCAACGAATTTCAGGTTCAAGGAGAGCGGATAAACCACATACGAATACATTAATAATTATCAATCAGCCATGGGTTGAATTACCTAGCAATCCATTCGAACAACCAAAAATTAAAGCAAAAGGTGGTGAATCAGTATGGTTAAATTCTACACTTGTTTTTAGATTTGGGAACGAAAAAAACGCAGGAACAAGTAAAATTACTGTTACTAGAAATAAAAGGACAATTACCATAGGTAGTAGGAGTAAAATAACTGTAATGAAAAACCATGTAAACGGAATACAATTTGGTGATGGTAAAATTATGGTGACATCACATGGTTTCATGAAAATGAGAGAAGCGTCAGAGGAAAAAAATTCTAAAGAAACTTATGTTAAGGAACACATAGATTATGTTAGTAAATTATTTGGTGAAACATTAACTAGTGTTTCTGATATTAAGTTTGAACCTATTCCTGATGATGAAAATGAGGAATGATTTTTTAACACTATTATTCAAAATAAATGAATAATGTTTTATTAGTTGATGGAGATAATTTATTAACTATCGGATTTTTTGGTCTTAAAAATCATTTTTACAAGGGTATTCATATAGGTGCAATATATCATTTTGTGAACACACTTCGTAAAGCAATTGAAATTCATAAATTAGATAAGGTGGTAATATTTTGGGATGGTAAGGAAGGTTCTTTATCCAGAAAAAAATATTATCACCAATATAAAGAAAATAGAAAAACAAAAGTTAAAAGCGAAGAAGAAATACAATCATATGAATATCAGAGAAATCGTGTTCAACAATATGTTGAAGAAATATTTGTGAGACAAGGAGAATATGATTATTGTGAAACAGATGATTCCATAGCTTTTTATACACAAAATTCACCAAATGAAAATATTATTATATATTCATCAGATGGTGATTTAACTCAATTAGTTTCAAAAAATACACGTTTATTTAATCCTTCTCATTCAAAAATGTATCATTTAAACGATACATTTTTATATCATCATGAAAACGTAAGAATTGAAAATATAAAACTTATAAAAATATTATGTGGTGATCCTTCAGATAATATTGCAGGAATAAAAAATTTAGGTATCAAAAGACTTATTTCTAATGTTCCTGAATTAAGAACAGAAGAAATTTCTATTGATTTTATAATCAGTCGTTTTAATCATTTATTTGAAAATGAAAAAAACAAAAATAGTCACGTAAAAAATTTATTAACAGGTGTGACTAAATATGGTGTCTTAGGTGAAGAATTTTTTGAAGTTAATAAAAAAATTGTTAGTTTAGATGAACCATTTTTAACAGATGATGCAAAAGAAAATATAATGTCATTAATTAATGATATTATGGATCCAGATGGTCGTTCATATAAAAACACCATGAAAATGATGATGGAAGATGGATTACATCTTCTTTTACCAAAATCTGATGACGCATGGGTTAAATTTTTTAATCCATTTCTCAGATTAATAAGAAAAGAAAAAAATAAAAAAATAATAAAAATAAAAACACATGAATAACCAAAATTTAAGTACATTTGAACTCCTTTTGAGTTTAGAAAAAAATATCGTGGTTCAGAGATATTTTTATGTTAAAGATTTTAATCCTAAATCATTAAGATCTATCAATCTTCATGAATATGTTAAAAATATTTGTGAAGAAATTTCTGAACATTTGGCAATAAAAAGTTCCGATTTGCTGTGTGAAAATTACGAATATTATGGTAATTTGGAAACTGTGGAAGATAATGAATTTAAAGAAAAAGAAAACTTTTTATTTGAACTAAAGATGAACGATAATGTATTTATTCAAAGGATATTTCCGGCACATTATTTTCACCCAAAAATAAGGTATACAGTAGATATTCGACCATTCTTGAAAAAATATTTGATGGACATTACAAATATTTTATCATCACAAGAATTGGAAACAAGATATTTAAATTACGAACTTTAAAATTTTAAAATGAGCGACAAAAATTTTGGTACACTTGGAACTGTATTTCAACAATCTTTATTAAAGGCTATTATTGAAGATAGAAAATATGGTGAACAAATCATCGACGTTATTGAAAGCAAATATTTTGATAATGTTTCCTTTAGATTTATCTGTGAAAACATAAAAGAATATTTTTCTAAATACTCAAAGATACCAAATTTTGAATCTTTAACAATTAAAATAACTTCTGAATTAGGTAATATTGATAATGGTAGAATACATCTAGATACATTAGAAGGTATTAAAAATAATAAAGAAGACGATGAAATCGTTAAAGATGAGGCTTTAAATTTTTGTAAACAACAAAACTTAAAGAAAGAATTAAAAAAGATTAATTCAATAATAGAAAATGGAAAATTCCATGAATACCCAACAATCGAAAATATTATACAAAAGGCTTTACAAGTTGGTTTACCTGTAGAAGAATCTACAGATATATTTGATGATATTGATTCTGCTTTAGATACGAACAATAGAGAGACATTACCGACTGGTATCGAAGGTTTAGATAATATGTTAAAGGGAGGTATAGGAAGAGGTGAACTTGGTATAGTACTTGCTCCCACGGGTACTGGAAAGGCTCAACCATTAACATCAAAAGTTTTAACACCTCATGGTTGGAAATTAATGGGAGACATTGAAGTTAATGATGTTGTTATATCTTCCAATGGGAAACCAACTAAAGTTCTTGGAGTTTTTCCTCAAGATAACTTTAGAGACGTATATATTGTTAAATTTAATGATGGTTCTAAAGTAGAATGTGATATTGAACATTTATGGTCAGTAAATACAAGAAATATGAGAGAATCAAAAACAAGAAAGAATGGTAAAGTTATTAATACACCTAATAATAGGTTTATAACATTATCATTAAAAGATATTATTGATGGTGGTATTAAAAAAAGAGGTTATTTAAATTATAAGATACCTGTAGTTAAACCAATATTTTTCAATAAAAAAGACATTATAATAGACCCATATATATTAGGTTGTTTAATAGGTGATGGTTATTTTAATAGACGTTCAATAAGTACTTCTGATTTAGAAATTGTTGAATATTTTATTAAAAATATTAATTGTAAAATTTATGACAGAACAAGAACTAATAATAATAAAAAATTATATGAAATATCATTATTAAATTTTAAGGATAAGTTAAGTAAATATTATGATTTATCTTTAAAATCCGAGAATAAGTTTATACATGATGATTACTTGTATAATTCAATTGAAGTTAGAATAGAATTATTGAGAGGTTTAATGGATACTGACGGTACGGTAGACAAAAGAGGTATATCATCTTTTTCTACTAAATCTAAAACATTAGCTGAAGATGTTGTTAGTTTAGTAAAATCATTAGGAGGATTCGCAAAAATAACTGAAAAAGAATCAAAGTATAAAAAAAATAATTTAGAAATTAATTGTGGAAAATCGTTTAGTGTTTCATTATCATTAAATGAAGAAATTGGTTCACCATTTAAATTAAAAAGAAAAGAAGAAAGATATAAACATAGAACTAAATATTCTGGTAATAAATTTATCAGTGATGTAATTTATAAAGGTAAAGAAAAAACTCAATGTATTTTTATTGAGGATGAATCACATGAATATATTACAGATGATTTTATTGTAACACATAATACCACTTTATTAACAAAATTTTCAAATACCGCGTATAACTACGATTTTAATGTTTTACAAATATTTTTTGAAGATAATACAACAAATATTAAAAAGAAACATTTTACTATATGGACAGGAATTGAACCAGATGAATTAGCTCATAGAAAAGAAGAAGTTAAAGAAATAGTAAATCGTAATAAATCAAGAAGTAAAGGTTCATTAAGTATATTAAAATTACCTAGTGATTCAGTAACTATTTCTGATATTAAATCTAGAATCAGAAAACATATTTCTGATGGAAAAAAAGTGGATTTATTAGTTATAGATTATGTTGATTGTATTGTACCTGAAAAGACACATTTTAATGAAGAATGGAAAGGGGAAGGTTCAGTTATGAGGA